AGATTAGTAGATTTAATTATAACAGAAATGGTCGACGAAAATGATTTGGATGTTACTATTGTATTTACATTAAAGAATTCAGATAGACCAATAACACTTACAACTTTACTAAGTAGAGTACGATAAATGGCAAATTACAGATTAGCAGAATTAGACTTTGATGATATTAAAGTCAACTTAAAACAATTCTTAACAAACTATAGAGACACAGATGGTAATCTAATCTTTAAAGATTATGATTTTGATGCATCTAGTTTATCTATACTTTTAGATATCTTATCCTATAATACTCATTACAACGCATATTATGCTAACATGGTTGCTAATGAAATGTTTTTAGATTCTGCGGTTAAACGATCTTCTGCAGTATCAATAGCAAAACACCTAGGATATACTCCGCTATCTTATAGAAGCGCAAAGGCAAAAGTTTCATTTACAATTAATGATCCTGTTGGGACCCCCTCGACATTGACGTTACCTAAATTTTCATCCTTTACCACAAACATTAACGACATTGAATATACATTTTCAAATCTAGATGCAGTAACAATTAAACCCACAAATGAAATTTATACATTTACAAACGTAGAAATTACAGAGGGCGTTCCTTTATCTTATACTTATAGAGTTGATATTTCTGGTCCTACAGAAAAATATAAAATACCAAATTTAAATATAGACACAACTACACTTAGAGTAACAGTACAAAATTCATATACAGATTTAACTACAACAACATATGTACAGGTGGGTGGGTTAGAAGCAGTTAGTCCACAGTCGCAAATATATTATTTAGAACAAAATCCAACAGGATATTATGAAATCTTTTTTGGAGATAATACTACGGGTAAAAAATTAGTTTCAGGTAATTTAGTTAAGATTGAATATTTAGTAAGTAATGGATCTGCTTGTAATGTTTCGGGTAGTATTGAACAAAGTTTCTCATTAGGTTCTACTGTAGGAGGAGTTCAATTAGCAAGCAGTATACTTGCTTCATCAAATTCTACCGGCGGCGATAATGGTGATACGATAGCGGCAATCAAATTTAAAGCGCCAAGATTTTTATCGTCGTTTAATAGAGCAGTTACTGCCAATGATTACAAATCAATAATTGAAGCAAGTTATCCGTTAGTTGAATCTATTGCTGTTTGGGGAGGAGAAGATAATAATCCACCCAAATACGGAAAAGTTATTATATCCTTAAAACCATATAAGGGATATACAATTAACACCGAAATTAAAAATAAAATTAAAAACGATATTCTGCAAGATAAGAAGATGATGACAATTATTCCAGAATTTGTTGATCCAAATTACTTGTATATTGCGCTAGATACTAAAGTTAAATTTGATACTAAGAATTCAAGATATAATGCAAACGAAATAGCCACATTAGTTAAAGGTAAAATTAACGATTATTTTAGTACGGACTTACAAAAATTTAATAAGAGTTTTGTATATTCTAAACTATCAAAAATTATAGATGCCATAGACGGGTCGATTATAGGTAACGTTAGTAATTTTAAAATACAGAAACGAATATCGCCCGTTGTTAATATAACCAATACATTTAATGGATCAAATTCCATAAAATTTGCAAATCCTTTAACATCAGGTAGTATTATATCTACGGCATTTTACTATAGAGTAAATACAGATATAAAGACAGTATATATTCAAGATGTAATTACTACAAGCTCAACTAGTACAATAAACTTATACGATTTTTATACAGATAAATTAATTGTATCTAACATTGGAAGTATTGATTATACTTCGGGCATAGTTTCAATACCAACTTTAAAAATAGCAGGATATATAGAAAATAATACAGATATTAGAATATATGCCAAGATAGAAGAGTTGGATATAAGTGCTACAAATGATTTGATATTGGTTATAGATGATGGGACCTTAGATACAACGTCTAAGAAAATCTCCGGTTTAGTTGTTACAGTAACAGAATAAAAAAATGATAGAAGACATATTTGTTCCCCAAAAATTATTGGGGCCTTTAAAAGTATTTGGTACATCAAAACCGGATACTTATATTGGATACAAAGAAGGTTGGTTCTATCCGCTTTTTACAACTCGCCCTGAGGCAATACAAGAAGATTTAGATAGAGGCGGTAGGGGCGTCTATCAAGTTATTTCTTTCTACGGAAAAACTGGAGAGTTTTATATTCCTGATAGTTTTCAGAATATAGCAAAAATCAAAGATCCCATTGTTTATACATTACATACGGGCAATGGCGCGGTAAATCCATTTGAAAGAATACAAAATAAGCTTTCTATATTAATAGAAAATCAATTACCAGGATTTGTGCAAAGCGATTATACTATGTTTGTTACATTTATAAAAGCTTACTATGAATTTTTAGAACAAGATTATCAGGCTCAAGAAGTACTTCAAGATATTAATAAGTATGCAGATATAGATAAAACAACTGAAGAAATGATTGAGAGATTTATGCAAAATTATGCAAATGATCTGTATAAATCTAACATTACAAATAATAGACTATTGGTGAAAAAGATAAGAGAAATCTATAGCAAAAAAGGATCTGAACCATCATATAGAATGCTATTCAATATTCTATATAAAGAATCAATTGACTTTTTCTATCCATATGATATTGTATTAAAAACATCCGATGGTAAATGGATAGTGCCGCAATCACTAAGAGTAAAACAATTATCCTCAAGACAAAGTGTTTTTAATTTTGAAAACACACTTGTAATCGGTTCAACATCTAATGCAACAGCAGTTGTTAGCAGGGTTATAAAAATAGATTTGGCGGGTAGTGATGTATATGAATTGACGTTAGAACCAGGAAGTATACGTGGAGAATTTTTAAATAATGAAATTATATATGCAACCAAAACTGTTACTTTGGATACAGGCGAAAAAGTTTCATCACAGATAAATGCTAGAACATACTCAGTAGTTAGTAGAATAAAGATTGCAGATGGTGGACTTGGTTATGCAAAAAATACAAATATTACAATAACAGATAAAATCGGAATACTTGCTAAAGCAAAAATTAAAGATGTAAACCGATATGGTTCGATTACTAACATAGAAGTTCTTGAATCAGGTATAAATTATTCAGCAAATACTACTATTGATCCTGGATATCCAACGGTTCCTCTTACAGGAACATATGCTGTTAAACGAGGACAAGTCACAGTAACATTCCCATCGCAACATGGTATTGTAAAGGGAAAGAATATTAGTGTTTATTATACTGGTAATGTTTTTAGCCCAATAGATAATACATCGCATACCGCAAGTGTTATATCAATACCAGATGCAAGATCAATTAGATATAGATATCCTGGATTTTAAATGGCAGCAACATATACTTTATCAACACCTACAGCATATGTAGACGAAGGTTCTACAGTAACAATATATTTGACTACTACAAATGTAGCAGATGGTGCCCGTGTTCCTTTTGCCATTACAGGTACAGGAATTGATAGCTCAGATTTCTTAAGCAGCCCTTCTCTTATTGGTACATTTGTTGTTTATGCAAATCAATCATCTGTTTCTTTTAATGTTAAAAATGACCTTAAAACAGAATATGATGAGACAATAATTTTAACTTTGACAGGTACAGGAAACTACGAAACTATTAGTATTACTATTAGAGACACATCTAAAACAGTAGTTACTTCAGTTGTTAATTTTTCGGTCACTGCATCGCCACCGGCAATATCGGAAGGGCAGTATGCAAACTTTAGCGTAACTGCCACAAATTTAACACCCGGCACAGTTGTACCATATAGAATATTAGGAATACAACAAGCAGATTTAGCGTCTGGTAATATCAGAGGGTTTCTAACATTCACATCTTCGAATGTAGTAGGTGTTACAGAATCCAGTCTTACATTACCAATCTTACAAGATAATTTAACAGAAGGATCTGAAAACGCAATTTTGTTGTTGTCGCCAGAATTTCCATATTCCTTAGTTGTATCTAGTACAGTTACAATTAAAGATATTTCTCTTACCATACCTCCATCATATACTGTCACTGCAGATAAGTATAAAGTAGTCGAGGGTGGCAATGTAACAATAACAGTATCTACATACAATATAGAAAATGGTACAATAATTGGATGGGAAATCGTACCATTTAAAACCGACAAATATAA